AGAAGCAATAGATTTTATTAAACCAGACATATTTATTAATCTGGGTGATGTTGGAGAATGGGAATCTGTGTCTGGACACAAGTATAAACGCAGAAAAAGACCACCACTAGAGTATCAACTACCAGAAATAGATACAGAAATTAAGGCAGTTAACAAACAGATAGATAGATTTGATAAAGCCTTAGATAAAGTTAAATGTAATACAAGGCATATTCTAGCAGGTAATCACGATGAATGGCTTGATGCATTTGTAGAAGAAAATCCTTATTTAGACCAGTACACATTTAGAAATGCGTGTAAGTGGGATGAGAGAGGATATGAATATCGCAAGTATAATGAAGTATTAACTATTGGTAAGTTGTCTTTTGTACATGGTGCTTATACAGGTGGCAATCATGCTAAGAAACATTTAGATGCTTACGGAACAAATTTAATGTACGGACATGTACATGATGTGGCACGACACTCTGCTACTAGATTGTTAGATGGTAACATAAGTTCTTGGGCAATGGGTTGTCTAAAAGATATGTCAGCAGAAAACAATACATGGCTTAAAGGTAGACTACATAATTGGAATCATGCTTTTGGGATTGTAACTTTTTTTGATAATGGAAATTTTCAAGTAGAAGTTGTAGACATTGTAAAAGGAAAAGCCTCAGTGTGGGGTACAATAATTAAAGGATAGCTTATGACATATAGAGATTTAATAAATGAAGTATTAATAAGACTTAGAGAGGATACTATACCTACTGATTGGTCTGGTAATATTAATGATTCTACTGTGGTATCAGCATATCACAAGGTAATTGGTTCTCTAGTTAACGATTCTAAAAGAGGTGTTGAAGAAAGACATGATTGGCTTAACCTTAGAGAAACAATAAGTATCAATACTATTATTGGTACTAAAAGTTACAATCTTAATTCTGGTCAAGAGTTTAAAATCCTAGATGCTATGAATACGGTTACAGGTTTTCATTTACAACAAGTAAGTAAAATATATATTAACACAGTTAAATATCCAGATGACAGTACAGGTGAGGCTTTATATTATGGTTTTAATGGTAGTGATTCATCAAATAATTTAAAAGTAGATTTATCTCCAGTTCCAACAGTAGTACAAGGACTTACATTTGACATTGTAAAATATCAAGATGATTTAAAAACTGCTTCTAGTGTTATAAAAGTTCCAACTAAACCAGTAATACTTGGAGCGTGGGCTCGTGCAATTGCAGAACGAGGAGAAGATGGTGGCACACAATCTAGTTTAGCATCACAAGAATCTCTTGAAGCACTTAAACAATCTATTATGTTAGATAGTGGAAATGCTCAATATGAATCAGATTGGTATGTTAACTAATGAGTAAGCCATTATCATATCAACCTTTACCTAATTTTGGTCTTAATGGATTAAACACACAAGACAATCCTAATACATTAGACCCATCTTATTTAACTACTGCTGATAATATAGTTCATAGAGAGTCTGGTAGAATTTCATTTAGAAAAGGTTTTAAACAAAAAGTAGTACCTAGTGGCACAGCTATTGGTTCTATGGTAGAACACAAAGAAACAGATGGCACAAATAAAATATTTGCTAGTCATGGTACATCTATATATACAGTAGATTTTTCTACTCCTCAAACAGCATTTCCTAGTAGTGGTGCTAATGTCAAAAGAACAGTAGCTAACTCAACTGGTAATTGGCAATTTGTAAATTTTAATAATAGATTACATTGTTTTCATTCGGGAGTTGCACCACAAAGATATGATAGTGCTCAACCTACAGGTGAAAGATGGTCTAGTCATGTTAACTCTACTGCAATAAATGATACGAGTAATGTAGCTAACAATGCTACAAGTATGACAGTAGATAGCACAGTTGGATTTCCACGAGAAGGAACTTTGCTTGTTGGAAGTGAAGTAATTTCTTATACAGATATTACAGCTACAACATTTACAGGATTAACTAGAGGTGTAGGTTCTTCAAGTGCAGCAACACATAACAATAATGTAGCTGTTAATTCATATGCAGTTCCAGAAGGAGTTACTCTTTTTGACCCTAGTTGTGGTATGGGTGCATACGGAAAACTCTGGTGTGGGGGAATTACGGAAGCCAAAGATGTTTTATATTACTCAGTTTTACTAGATGGTGATGATTGGAATGGTGTTGGTTCTGGTTTTATTGATTTAAAAACTGTATGGGGTGTAGATGACATAGTAGCTATTGCTGCTTTTTATGGTCAATTAATTATTTTTGGTAAAAACAACATAGCTGTTTATGACAATCCACACTCTGGTGGAACACTTGCACTCAATGAAGTTATTAAAGGAATAGGTTTAGTAAGCAGAGATACTATACAAAACATTGGTGATGATTTAGTTTTTTTATCTAGCACAGGATTAAGGTCATTGGCTAGAACAACTGAAAAAGATAAATTGCCTTTACAAGATTTGTCAAGACAAATTAAAGATACATTAATAAGAAACATAAGTCAAAGTACAAATGTAAAATCAGTTTATGTAGAAAACGAAGGCATGTATATCATGTCTTTTGTTGATAAAAACATTACTTATGTATTTGATTTTAAACATGCTACACCACAACAAACGCCAAGAATTACTACTTGGACATTTGATAATGACAGAGAACCAGCTAGTATGATTAATACAGAGTTATATAATGGCTTGTTAGTTGGACAAAAAGATGGGAGTATTGCAGGCTATGAAGGTTATTTTGACACGGATATGTCTTATGTGTCTAGTGCAATTGTTTTATCTAATAGTTCTTATTCTGCTGATGTATCTAGTACATGGATTCCAATGGGCGAAAGCATGTCAGCTTCTATATTAAAAAAAATTGTATTAGTATTGGAAGGTGGTTCTGGTGCAACTTTAGGTTTAAGATGGTATAAAGATTTTAGTCTTAATCATTCACCAACAACATTAATTTCTTTAAATCCAACTTCATCTGGTGTTACTGCATTATGGGGAGCAGCAACATCTTTGTTCGGTGCTTCTAAATTTACACCAATTTTTGGATTACAAGAATATAGAGCACAATTAACAGGAAGTGCTAAACTTTTAAAATTAAATATCAATATTATATCAAATGGTTTTAGTGCGTCAATTCAAGATTTATCAATCATATCTTTACAGGGGAAAATACGATGAGTAATTATACTTTAGCAGTTAATTGGGCTGGAAAAAATGGACTTTCAGATAGTAATGCTGCGAAAGTTATATCTGGCTCAGACTTTAATTCAGAATTTACAACAATACAAACAGCAGTTAATTCTAAAGCAAACCTTAATGGTGCTGCTGGTGAAAGTTTTGCAGCAGATGATGTAACAATTGCAGGCGACCTTGCTGTAACTGGAGTACCTACTGTTACTACACAATCAGCAGGAAACAATACAACAAGAGTTGCTACTACAGCCTTTGTTACTGCAGCAGTTGCAGCTTTAAATGCAGCAGCTATAAACGCTATAGTTTATCCAGTAGGTTCTATATATTTTCAAGTTGCAGTTGCTACAAATCCAAATAGTTTATTAGGCATGGGAACTTGGGTGGCTTATGGTGAAGGTAGAGTTTTAGTAGGTAAAGCAGGAAGTGGAACATTTGATACACTTAATGAAAATCTTGGTGCTGAAACACACACCTTGTCTGTTGCTGAATTGCCTTCGCATACTCACCAAATGAAAGGAAATCCAGATAATGATGCAGGTGCAGGTGTTCCAGATGTTAATAGAAGGTCTGGTCAACTTGAAGTAACAAACACTACAACAGCCACAGGTGGTGGTGCTGCCCATAGTATTTTACAACCATCTGTAACAGTTTACATGTGGAAACGCACAGCTTAATAGGAGATAGAAATGGCTTACGAACAATCAGCAATTAAAAGAACAATGCCAAAGGAGAAAGGTTTTACTCCAACACGATGGGCAAAAGGTGGCATTATGAATAGTCCATTAAATACTGGAGGCGCTGTACCACGCGGTGGTTTTAGTTTTGGTGGTGGTGGTGGTGGCGGTGGTGATATAGGTGCTATGGCTGAAGCAGACTATCAAAGACAATTAGCTTTAATGGATAAAGCTGGTGAAATGTCTGCTGGTTATTCTAGTAAAGGTACTCTTGGTAATGTAGATATAGATTACGAAAACAAGATGATTACTCAAAATCTGTCGCCAGAGTTACAAGCACAATATGATAGATTACTTGCTCGTTCTGGAGCATCACAAGATAGAGTAGACCAAATGGGTAGTAATCCATATGAGATGCAACAATATTTATATGATGCAAACATGCAACTTAAAAGACCAGAACAGGATGCTTTAAGAGATGAAACAATGTCAATGCTTGCTGCAAAAGGAATGTTAGGTTCTACAGGCGGAGCAGGACAATACGCTGGAGTTGAAGAATCTATTGCTAGGTCTAATTCTATGGACTTTAATGAAGCATTAATGCAAAGTCAAGGTTTAATGGATATGGAAAGAGCAAGAGGCTCTGGAGATTTATCTACAGCTATGGCTATGGGTGGTGCTCAAGTAC